CTATAGTCAATATTAGTTTCATCTGTAAAAGTTGAAACTGGGAAAAAGTCCAATCCTGAGAAGCTAATCTTTATCATCTAATATTAAATTTAAGTTAAAACCCTCTTCAAAATTAATTGAATTTTCATTTATCCTTTTCACTTCCTCTGAAAGTAAATCAAATTCAGATTTAAGCTTTTTAAATTCTAAAAAATCATTATTAATATCTTTATCCTTAACTAAATTTTCAAGATTTTTAATTCTATTTTTCAACTCTGAAATTTCAGGAATTAAAGATAGTCCGATTTGTTTAATCTCATTTTTATTAAGAATCAATTCATAATCTTTTGAATTTATTTTCTTCTTTAGTTTTGCCATTACTCAATTGTTACACTAGCACTTATATGTGAGTTATCTTTTATTGTATTTAGCAACTCCTCATTTCTTGCCATCAATTCATTAAATTTAGTTGTCATTTCTGCATGTTCATTTTGAATATTTGTAAATTGAACTATATAATTAGAGGAAACTCCCTTATATTGCTCAACTAAACCTTTATACTCTTCAATTTTCAACTCTAAATCTGCAATTGCATCAATAGAGTTTTTATTTATATTTATTTCTTCCTCTTCAGTTAGTTGAAAATGTTCAACTCCATCTACTATTGACTTTATCATAATTCTATTATTTTTAAATCGTTAATTTTATTTCCTGTTATTGTTTTTTCAATGTAATTTTCTGATTCTAAAACAATATCTGAAAAACTTTTTTCAGTTGCGTAAAAATTATTCAAATCAGGTGGATTGCCTATGTTTGTATTATTTAAAATAGATTCACAATTAAGAAAATCATATCCATTTTGAGTTAAATTTTCGTCAAGAGTATATCCAGAAGGGTTTTTATTTAAGCTGTTACCATTCATATCTAACGGGATTCTTAATAGATTTGAAGGAGTTACAGTGTCATGAAATAAACTAAAACCTCTTTGTAAATTATGTAAAGAGTCTAAATCTCGTAATACATATTCACACCCACTAGTCAAAGTGTACTCCGTTCCGCTCTTTTTATCATAAGTTTTCAAACCATGACCTTCTGAACAGGCAATGAAATTAACAACATTAGCCTTATTTGCGTAAGCAAAGTTATCTAGAGCCTGGATAGAACCGCCTAAAGTTGCTAATTCAGCAGGTGTTAATGCATAATCAATAATCAAATGTCTGTTTAAAGATTCAGCTTGACTACTTCTGTTATAATAGTATTGCATTCCTAGAAATATGCTCTTAGTTGAATCGTTAGACCCATATTCCGTTCCGTTTACTAAACATTTGTAAGTGTTTGCATTTTTAGTAAGAGCAATTAAAATAGTTTGCCCACTATATAAATTTTGAAAATCAACTACAACATTTAATATATATCCAGACCAGTAAAGAGGTAAAGAATTAACAGAGGTAAAGAAACCGTTAGTATTTGCTTGCTGTCCAAATAAAGTCAATTCACCACCATAAGTGAAATTTAAATTCACTAAAATTGAATAATTTGTTGGTAAATTATCACCATTAAACACTTCTAAATATTCAGTAGCTGGGACTTTTAAAGAATAAGCTTTTGATATTGTTGCGTTTTGCAAACTTTCAGAATCTGGCACAGTTGCGGGATTTGTTGAAAAATCAATGGGATTGCCATTTGAAAATAAAACTTGCAAGTCTTGACTAATGAAAGCGTATTTAGAATAATTTAATAAACAGTAACTTATTTTATAAACCGCACTACTAGAGTCTTTAAAAGCTATTCTGTAAAATCCTTTTTGAATATTAGAAGTTTCGTAACCTTCAAAGTAATTAGATTTCAATTTTGCATTTGTCAGCTCTCTATAATCCGAAAAAGAATACTCATTTGTACTTTCATTAAAAGTTAAAGATTGAAGCCAAACCGTAGAATTAGGCAATAATGTAAAATCAAAAGCAAAGTAAGGTATTTGAGTTGCTGTCATTATCAGGTCTCCAGCTTTATAGTTTGCTATAAGATACTCTAATTTAACAAATTCCATTTCTTCATTAGCATTTATAAAATCTATACTATACATATATTATATCTTTTTTAATAAAATTCGTAATAAGTTACGGTTTCGGCAACGTTTGTTATTTTGAAGTTTCGCATATCTCCTGTGCAGTATGCTTGTTCTAAAACTTGAGCAACTCCCCACACTTTGCGCCTACCTAAATTAAGGAAATTGTTATTTAAGGGGAAAAACTTGGATGTTGTTTTGTCGCCTGTCGTAAACGTTAATTGTGTGTCTTGATAAGTGTTTCCATCAATAATAAATCTATTATTATTACCATCTATTATACATTTGACCGTATGCCATTCGCCATCTTGAAAGTAGTTATCTGCAAGTGAATTTACATTAAATAATAAGTCATTATCGAAAGCCGCTGCAAATCTAATAGGCTCACCGACGCCTTCATTTATATTTATGTCTGCAAAGTTATTAATCCCTCCGCCAAGGGTGTTTGTAATGCTAAAAACACCCTGTTTTGTGGTACTTGTAGTCCTATATTCAAACTCAATAACGCCATTTGTAATCCCGCTCATTGGGTTCAAGATATTAGTATCCGTAACCTCTTCAAAATTACTACCTGTAAACGTGAAGTAATCAAAGGGTACTACTGCATTATCGTATTTCTTTAAAATTAAATTATCAAATCCCTTGCCATCTAAACCTAATACATTTCTTTCGATTCTATAAGGTATCATTTTTTCACTTATGTTTGTTTTGATGTAATCTGAAAAAACGAAAGTATTCAAAAGTCCTGTAAAAGCAAACTCTATTTCTTCTACTTCTGAGGGCTTCGTGCTTAATCCCGTTTCTGAAATATCATTAATAATACCCTCTGAATTTGGATAATTGCCCCCGAAATTAGAAATTATATGTTGCGGTGCAAACTCATTATTCCAAACTAGAATGGTATCTATAGTAGAACTTCTAATTAAATAACTAACTCTGTCAAGTATTAGATTATCAATGTCAAAAGAGCCTACATTTGATTGAGTAATCCTGCATCTTACAGTTAAGTTTGAACTTGGAATAAACACACCGCTTTCGTTATCAACTGGGAAGCTTGCATATATAGTACCTGTCGAGCTGTCAGCAATTTCAACTAATCCGTTTGGACTTGGCGTGTTTGAAGTCCAAGAAAGTTCTAAAGCTGAATCTTGCACCAATGCAAATTGGTCTAAAATGTTTTGCTCTGCATACTGAATACCTCCACCTGAATTAGTCCCGACTAGCGAAGTCCCCGCCCCACTGCTTGTAAACGTGTCTAAACTAACATTTAAGAAATCATTTATATTTCTATTGTCAGTTGTTTTGTTTGTATTAATAATTGATAATCCGCTTGTTTCATTTTCGGATTGGTCTAAATCAGTTATAAAATCATAAGTATTTATAATTTCGTTTTTCTTATTTTTGCTAAAAACGCAACTTACATTTTTAAAATATGATTTTAGATTATTATTAACATACTGAATAAAAGAAAGTTTTTCTTCAAATTGAACTAAATCTGGTGTTTGTTCTGCCCAGTTTTTCCCATTAAAATTAGTTAAATCTAATGAATAAGCAGAAAAAGCCAAATCATTAATGTTTCCGAACCTTAAATTATTAGAGCTATCCAAATAAAAATACGTTTGCATCCCTGAGTTTACACTCAAAAACTCTAAAACTGTAGATAATTTTATTTGAAATAAATCTGATAAACTAGAAAATGTACTTTTATTATTATCTTTTACTTGACAAATGAAAGGATATAGATAATTATTATTGTCAAAGAAATTGAAAGTAGTCGAATCTATTATAACTGAAACGTCTAACTCTCCGACTATTTTTGTTATAATATCTTTTAGTTTAGCACCCCAAAAAGTAAATCCTGTTTTTGTAATTTTCTGAATAGGAACATTTAAAGCTCTTATATCAAATTCAGTATTTATGTTCTTTTCTGGATTATCTAAAAGATTAAAGTAATTATCTGTAATTGTTACCGATATAGATAAAATTTTTGTAGAATAATTAATTTCATTTGAAACTGTATATTTACATAAATATTGCGCTGTACCTTCTCCTGATATAGTTTCAGAAAAATAGCCATCAATCTCATTTGAAGTCCCCTTAAAACTCTCAAAATAAGTAAAAGCACTATCTTTAACACTAAGTTTACCCTGTGCCGAGGTTCTAATAATGAAAGGGTTATCAATATCCCTTTCTCTTATTATCTTAAAATCTTCGATAATAGGAAAAAACTCAATATATGTACTATCTAAATATCTAAAACTATACATTTGCAACTTTTAAAGTATGTTTAACAACACAAAGTTAAGAAAATTAACTTAAAGATACAACCTCGTCGGTCGGCATACCATTTCTATTAGTTATAAGTAACTTATTGCCATACACTACCGAGTTCTTTTGATTTCTTAACAGTTCGTTTGTCTTATTGCTATTTTTCATTAATTGAGATAATTGTACGCTGTCATTCATGCTAAAATGAGTATTTGAAAGTCTATGTAATAAATTAGCTTGTTGCCTACCATTGCTAACAACCTCATTAGACTTCAAAAGAGCGTGATAACTATCTGTAGGGTGACCTTCTGGTATTACTCCACCTTCTGCAAATTTAGGTATAAGAGTGTTGAATAAAGCTTTTGCACCTCCTAAAATTAAAGGGACTCCAACTAAACCAAATATACCTCCCTTTTTAACTGCATCTGCAAATAATAAAGCCAAACTTTCTGATAAAGCAACGTTTAAAGTAGAAGTTAAGCCATTTAATAATACTGCTTTTCTATCTTCTGCGTTTTCTTCTGCGCTTTTGTTAGAATCCCTACTTATTGATCCTATTACATTAGCAAAGTTTTGAGCCGCTGCAATACCAACACTACCAAATTTATTACGCTCGGTTTCTTCTTTTTGTAATAAATCAATTCGACTTTCTATTGCACTTCTCTGTATATCTGTTAGTCCTGTTTCTAAATTTAGCTTTCTTTGTAGCCTGTCGATTTCCTGTTGTTCTTCAAATTCTTTTATTTTTTCAGCGTCATTTTCAAGTAACATAAATTTGTTTAAGTCAAATTCCTGTTGAGCTTCAAATTGAGTTTGATAGAATTTACTAGTATTTTCTTTTTGTGTTTCTTGCTGTTGTAATTCTAATTCATTTATTTTGTCGTATTCCGCTTGAATTTCTTCCTCTGAAATATCAACTTCAAAAATAGACTTCTTTTTGTCAGTTGTTGAACTTTCTTTTTTGTCCTTAACCAGACTTTCAACTGGTTTTGTTTTTGCTATTTTAGATAAATTATTTTGCAAACGGCTTGCAATGTCATCTGTTTTGGCAAATTCTAAACCTAAACCACCAAAAGAGCTTCCTAGCTTATCTACATTATTAACTACATTTCCTGTTAAATCTAATCCTAACAAATCGGCAACGGCTATAGTCATGTCTTTAAAGACACCCAAAACACCACCTACAACAGTAGCTAAACCATTAAAAATGTCAGAAACAAAACCAGTACCCGTTCCTAGCTCTGCAAATTTATCAATTAAAGCAACGGCAAACTCTACGCTTAATTTTATAGCTCCCCAAACATCCGTTAATATGCTTGCAAAAGCTGAACTTTGACCGCTTGTATTATCAAAATTTTCTCCTATTTCTGAAATCCTATTAATTAATTGAGTCCCGAATTGAACAACCTCTCTTATAGCTTCATTCAAGCCGCCTGAACCATTGAAAGAAAGAACAAGCTTTTCAACTGCACTGTTAAAACTTGAAATATCACCAGCCAAATTATCTGTATTAATTCGCTGTTGTTCAAGTGCCGTGGTAGTTCCTGTTACTTTTTTTGTATAGTCTTCAAAAGCCGCTGTATTCTCTAGTAATATATTTGCAGCCGTGGCACTTTCTAAACCAAATAACTTAGTTTGTTCTTGCGACCTCTTAACAGGGTCTTGTATTGCGTCAAACTTATTTCTAGTTTCCTCTAAAGCTGCATTAATGTCAAATTGACCATCAACAAACCCCAATCCTGCATTTTTAAGTTTAAGAATTATGTTTCTTAGATTTGTTCCTGCCTCTGCTCCGAAAATTTGTTTTTCTGCTAATGTTTGAACTAAACCAACTGACTCCTCTAATGTTACGTTTGATGAGTTGGCAACTGAACCAAAGTTTTTAAGAGCTTCGGAGGTTAAAGGAATTGCAGAAGCACCAAATTTAGCACCTGCAGCTAAACTATTAATAACACGTCCTGACTCACTTCCCGCTAATCCCATTTGATTTAAAGCACCAGTTAAAGCGGCTGCGGCTTGTGGAACATCAATTTCAGCGGCTTCACTTAATATAATAGCTTGCTGAGTAACTTCTTTTAAAGCTTCCTTACTTTGTAGAAGTTCAGGCTTTTGGCTACCTATCAATTTGAAAGCCTCAACAACTTGTTGGCTTGTCTTTGTAGAATTTGCACCCATTTCTACAGATGCATCTTTAAAGAAAGTCATTTCATCTTTGGTAAGTCCTAATATTGACTGCAAAGAAGAAAGACTCTTTTCAAATTCTTTATTAACATCTACAACGTGCTTAAAAGCTAATGCAGCAGAAACACCCAAACCCGCAAAAATATCAGCACTTGAAATGCTTTTCCCTAATTTATTTAAGATGCCTCCTGTGTCTTTACCATCTTTTTTAAGTTTGTCGTTGTTTATTCTACTATCCCAAACTATTGACCCGCCTTTTACTGTAAATGCCATAATTTTATCTTTGTTATAAGTCAGCTAAGTTAACACCTTCGCTTTCTTTCTTTTTTGGTTTAAAACCCTCGTAATAAGTAAATAGTCTCAACATTAACAAATTAAAGGGGACTTCATTTAAAACCTCATTTTCCGTGTAATTTAATGCTGTTGTTGCATCGTTAATAATCTTATACACGTTCAACATTTTAGTTTCTACTACTTCGCTGAGGTCTGTAGGCTCGTTCTGGCTTTCGTGAGCAAAGTAGTAACTGTAAAAGCTTGATAATTGCTTTGTGCTAGAATGTTAAACATAATTTCAATACTTTCATTTGTGCTTAAATTATTAAAAAGAAAATTAACTGTCTTATTGTCAATATCGCCCGTTAAGAAAATAGAAATTACTTTCATAACTTTTAGTATATTTTCTTCACTGGCCATTTTCATAGATTCCAAAAACTGTTCATCAGCTTTCATATTTTCCAAATTCAATTCGGGAATATCGAGCATTATTTTAGTCATCTTTGCAACTTGTGAAAATACAACCTTTTTAACATGAAAAGTTTTAGTAGTTTGCTTTCTTAGCTTTTGCCACAAGTTAGGCTTTAGGATTTCAAAAGTAAACTCTGTAGCTTTCGTGTTTAGTGATTCTAAGATTTGTTTTTCTATTTCTTTATCGTCTAGTTCTTTTTTATATAGCGGCTCTTTTTTTTCAATTATCGGATTATCTTTTGAAATAGGTTTGTTTGATACCTTTGCATTTTGATTGAAAAATTGCGCTTTTTTCTCTTTACTCATCTTATTTATTTAAGAAAAGCCAACCATTAAAGTAAATAGCTGGCTTTTATTTATGTTTAGTATAATTTAGAATTATGTAATAGCTTCTGTATTTGCAAGTGCGAAACCACTAGTAAATTGGTCAGTACCTGTAATTACTTCCTTCACTCTCACAAGCAAATCACCTATTGCGGTTGCTGTTAGTCCTGTAATTGGATTTACTGTTACGTCTGCCCAAATACTACCACCATCTGTACTGTATTCGTATTCTGTTGCTACCTCAAAAGATGGTACATAGTCAAACAAAAAGCTTTTTGCAGTATCGTCTACAATTCCAAAAGATGGTGCTTGTGGTTGCGAGTATTTTTGCAATGGAGATTGCTTAACACTTGTAGTTTCATTTATAGGTGTTAATTTCTTCATTGTAAATTGAATGCTTGCCGATTCTGATTCGGGCAACTCCCCAATCATTTTTGCAGTCATTTTAGTTTTTGGCATATCGACAACAAAATGCAACCCATCAACTGAACGACCTATAATTTTAACTGATTTTTCACGACCTCTAAAAGCGTCAACTGGTTCATTCCATTTACCGTTAACCATTGAACCACCAAAAGCTAAAACTAGATTAGTTTGATTAAAATCTCTAGTATTAAATACAGCACTTTGCGCCCCTAATTCAGATAAAATAGAAATATCTACTTCTCCTGTTTCTTGAGCTTTCAGGTCGGTAACCGTATCGTCTTCTTTTGCAATACTTGCTGAATCAGGTAGAATTGTTCCAATTTCAGTCATTGCACTTAAATCTGGCATTAAACCAGTCTCAAGAACTTCACCAACAAAAATATGCTGGATGCCTATTAATCTTTTCTTTTTTGACATTTATTTAAAATTTATTGGTTGTTATCATTTATGTTTAATGGTATATTTAAATAAAACCATTCATTTTTACCCAACTCATTAATAGTTCCTGTTTCTCCTAAATCAAAATTGAGATTATTATAAGTATAAGCTCCATCGCCTGTTTTAACTAAATTTTCAAATATATTTACAACTTCATTGAAAACTAATTCTAAAAAAACAGAGTCACAAGCACCATTATTTAAAGCTTTTGAGTATATATTTACATTTGCAACACCACTATAAACACCTGTTTGTCTATTGTTTTTTAAGAAATTAGTGTTTATTACAATATCATTTTTATCTGAATTAGTCGGACGTGCTTCTTTGTAAATTAAACCACCGTTCAAAAGTGCTTTCAAACTGTCTTTGTTTAAAATTCTGTAAAGCTCTGTTTTTATTGTTAATTCTGATATTATCATTATTTATTGTAATAATTTTGTATTTCTTTAGCCATTTCAGGTATACTTAAAACTGCAAAACTTAATACTTTATATCCTTTGGTTTCTAGCTCTTCTGCATAATTCATACCTGCTAATACTATTAATTGGATTTCCTCTTTATTGGTTGTGATATTGTCAATTGCTGTTTTTAATCCAATTTTAGCACCTTCACCTTCTCCAAATTCTTTATCCTGAATACTTTTATCAGTTACAATAATATAGCCTGTTGAGTTTCTTAAATTAGCTGTCTGGTCTTGATAAGTCTTGTCCTTTCTTGCTAAATTTGAAACCTTTTCACCAATTAAACCAAGCGCAAAGAATGCTTTTTCTTCATTAACTTTAACCATTTCTTGTAAAGCTTTGTTTATTGCTTTCTCGTTTGCTTTATTCCAATTTAATGACATTTGACTCATTATCTTACATAAATTATCATATCATTAATGAAAGTTCTATTTTTAATCTTAATTACTTCAAATACTTCACTTTCAAACTCAATTTTATAGTCTAAAGTTAAATCTAAAGTCGAAATAATATCAGACATAACCATAAACCTAGAATTATTTTCAAGATTTGAGCTTGTTAGTTTAGAATTTGCAGTACTATTCTTTCGTGAACACTTAAATAAAGCAGTTTCATTTAAAACTCCTTCAATAGTATTACCGTTTGAATCTAATGTATTAGCACTATTCCAAATTAATTTCGCTGTATATGTTCTAATTTCATCCATTACCAACGGTCTTGTATAAAATTAACTTGAATTGGCTCGACTATTTCATCAAGTAAACCGTATTTTTTAAAAATAGCATTTGCAGACTCTCTCAATTGGTCATCGTCTCCCCAAGATTTTGAAGCTTCGCCTTCCTTTAAATCGGCTGTGCCAATTGCAGACAATCTTAAATAAGCGCTTGCAATTTCAACGGCTTGCTGGTTTGATAAAGAATAAACATCACTAGCAACTAAACCCTGATTAATTAACATTAATTCAGCACCTTGCAATTTATTGAAATATCCTAGTATAGCTTCTAAATTTGTCATTGAAAAACAGTTCAAAAGCTCCCTAAATTGATAGAGAGCTTTTAATTAATATTATGGAGTTGCATCTAATAAAATTACGCTTCCGGAGTTTGACCATGCAGGCGCACCAATACTTTTACCTATTGTTTTCTGCACGATAGGGTCTGAATTGTAAGACTGAATGATTGTAACATTATCAACATTAGAAATATAAGCATTTCTTGAAAATTCAGGATTGCTTTCTTCTAATGGAGTGTTGTAATTAAACGTACCTTGTACAACTTCTTCTGTAAAGTGTACAATACCTTCTTTCCAAACCTCGACTAATTGGTTTGTGCCGTCAGCTTTTGACATTCTAACTTTGTCCTCAACAATAACAACCATTGGAAGTCCTTTGCCTAATAGATAAGCATTAACGTCTTCTAATCCCATTCTTTGAGTAGCAAACTCACCGCTTTTCCCTTTTGTTAAAGGAACATTTAAAACAGAAGCTTGCATTTGAGCAGTCTTTGACATTTGAACGAAAGTTTGGCGTGACATTACCATATATTTGTATATATCGCCATTTTCATTTCCTGTGTCCATGATTGCCTCAATATCATCAATTGGCTTAGCAGTTGCAGAAGTAGCCCAACTAACACCAGCGTCAACTCTTTGTGATGCTTTCAAACCATAATCAAGAACAACACCATCAGCACCACCCTCGTTATTAGTGTTAGTATAAGTTACCTTACCATCACTTAATAATTGAGCTGTCATTGCATATTTAGCAAGATTTACAGAACCACGAGCAAAAGCAACGTCGTCATAAAATTCCTGTGCTAAGATTTGATTGTCACCAGTTGTTCTAGCCAAGTTAATATCCATCAATTCCTTTTCAGTTCTTCTTTTACCTCTTGCAATTACAAGATTATCAATGTGAACTTTATCTAAAGTTTCGTCACCTGTTAATGGAGAAGAACCATTCCATCCGATAATTGATGCGGCTACAACTTTATTTTTACCACCTACAACAGCAGAAAAGTCTGTACTTAAAATTCTTTTATCTGGGAAAAACTGTCGATAAGCTTCGCCCATCAATTCGAGTTGCTCTCCGAATCTTTTAATAGCTATTTCAAAACCTCTTTGGTCTTGAAATACGCTTTCATATACTGATTTTAACATTTTTATATGATTTTTTGGTTAAAACTTACCAACTATGCAAATACTATCGCATTGTTAGTTATACCTTTTAATAGTCCTGTATTATCTAAAATAGCTGGAATTATTAATTTATCTGTGTCAATTAAGCCCTCCGAAAGAACAGCGCAAAACGCTTGCTTAGTTGCAACGTCGTTGTTTATTGGTGCTTGTCCGAAAGTCAAACTAGCTTTGCCAGCCGTTGGAACTTGTGAATAAACAGTATCAACAACAACTGTTAAAGCTGTATCAAAAGTCACCAAATCATAATCGGCATTACTTCTGTCAATCGCTGTAACTATTTCAGTTGCTGCAATTGCGAAAGCATCACCAACTCCTAAGAAGTTGTTCTTTTTAACTTTAATATCAGTTGCCGTTGTTGCAGCTTCATAAGCTTCAAACCCTTTAATTAATGTAAAAACATTAGGGGTCGAGGTGGCTTGCACAGGTGAACCGTGAGGAAGAGTGTTAAAAGTTTCGGGGTTGTTTTCAATTGTTATTGAACCTGAACCATTAAAAACTGCTAACATTTTCAACACAGGCTCTTTTTTTTGCCAAATTGTATCTTTTGCCATTTTGTTAGTTATTTAGTTTTTGGTAAAATACTATCAATAGTATTAATCATGTCAGAATATTTTGCAGTATCCGTTGGATTAACTGGTTTTGGATTACTGAAAGATGTTTGTTTTGAGTTTTGCAATTGACTTTGAATAAAAGCTTTGTTGCTTTCGGCTACTTGCTTTATTTGATTTTCCAACGTTGTTAAGTCGGTACTCTCATTAACAGAAAAAACGCTTTGTAAATGTTCAGGTACTTCATAAGTATTGAACATTTCAGCTCTTTTTTCTTCTAATGATTTAACTTTATTAACCCCGCTTAGTTGGTTAAATCCATTTTGTAAAGCTTCATTTTGCTTTTGCATTAGTTGCATTTGCTCTAAGATAGCTTTCATTTCAGGATTTTGTGCGCTTGTTGTGTCAATTGGTTTTGGCGTTGGATTATTATCCCCCGCTGGATTTGGATTTTGAGCATACTTTTCTTCAAATGCTTTTTGCGCATCGGAAACACGTCTATCGGCTTCTGTTTGCGAAAAGTTTGCAGAAAATTTCAAAGTATTCAAAACACTTTCATTTAATACCGTTTCAATT